ATTATTAAAGATCCTCTTATTCCTGGTGGCGGTGATTTTGCTACCGATGATACTCTTAACGGATTGTATGCTGTTAAGATTACAAGTACAACAGCAGATTATATTCCTGACGAAACAATCAGTCAGACAGTTGCTGGAGGGACTGCATTGGGTCAAGTAGTATCTTGGACGCGAGATGTACCTGGAACTGTTCCGACACCTTCTACACCCGGTAGCGGCGTGTTGAAGTACATCCAATCACCACAAGTACATCAAAACAATGGTGTTGTTAGAGCATTTGAATCTAGTGCTGCTAATGCTATTACTGGCGATCAATCCAATGTACCTGGAACTGTCCATCATGATTATGCAAATGGTACATTATTATTGGGTTGCACTTTTAATAGTGGATTGGCATCTCCCGAACTTCAAAACAATAGTGGAGATCTCATATACATAGAGAACAGAAGACTAATTACCAGAGCTCCTGATCAAATCGAAGATATTAAATTAGTCATCGAATTCTGATTTTTGTCAACTTAAAACAGACGGTAGAATAATACGATGCCACAGAAGACTAATATCAAAGCAGCTCCTTATTTTGACGATTACGATCCGAGTAAAGATTTTTATAAAGTACTGTTCAGACCATCTTACCCTCTTCAGGGTAGGGAACTAAACACTTTACAATCTATACTGCAGAATCAGGTAGAGAGTTATGGCAAATACACCTTCAAGCAAGGTGACTTAGTTGTTCCTGGAGAAATTGGACTTAACAAGAAATTAGATTTTGTTAAGTTATCTTCTGTATCTGAAGTTGCTGTAAGTATTGATGGGGAAATTATATATCAAAAGTATGATATTGATGGATTAGTTGGACAGAAGGTTAATGGATTATCTTCTGGGGTTGTTGCTCTTATTGTAGATATAACTAAATCCACAGATAATAATAACGATACTTTGTATGTTAAGTATCTAACTGCTGGTTCTGGTGGTGATGAAGAAACTTTTAGACAAGGTGAAACAATAGAAGTAGTTGATGGTGTTAATTCTCCTTTGCTTGTTGTTGGAACTGACGGTAGTGTTCTACCTACCAATGTTGCTGTAACAGATCCTGATACTGGTGCTGTCACTTTCATTGAAAGTGGGGCAATGGGTTATGCTTCTGCTGTTAAGGTTGAAGAAGGTGTTTATTTTGTTAATGGGTTTTTCGTAAGAAATGATGCTTCTTTACTTATTGTTGATGGATATGGTGATCAACCATCTGTTAAAGTAGGATTTACAGTATCAGAATCTATTTCTACGCCAGAAGGAGATAATACTCTTTATGATAATTCTTTTGGATCATCTAACTTTGCTGCTCCAGGAGCACATAGGTTAAAGATTAATCTAAAATTAACTAAGTATTCTTATGATGCTATACCAGATAAGAATTTTATTCAACTTTTATCTGTTAAAAATGGCACAATACAACGTCAAGTTAAAGCAGCTAATTATTCATTAATAGAAAAGACTCTTGCTAGTAGAACATATGATGAATCTGGCGATTATATTGTAGATAATTTTGATATTGATCTTCGTGAATATTATCAGAAGGATGGGAATTTAGGAATTTATTCTTTGGGAATAGATGAAACCGTCAATGGTCTATCTCCATCTGAAGCTAGTGAAAAATTGATCGCATCCATCGGACCAGGTAAGGCATATATTCGTGGATACGAAATCATAAACAAGGAAACCAAATATTTAGAATTAGATAAGGCAAGGGAAACATTAACACGAGATAATGTTAGTATTAAATCTACTGGATTAGCAAAGTTTACCATTAGTAATGTATACAATACTTTACCATTGAATGCTGATGGTGCAGATCTTACGGCATACCCAACAGTATATTTGAATTCTGTTCCTAATGATGGTACTATTGGATCTAATGATACAGAGGAAGCACTCAATTATTTACAAACTATTGATAGAAGAGGTCTTACCTTTGATAAAGATTATGGTATTAAAACCATTTATATAGAAGCTTCTATTGGATTGGGCACTATAGATGAGACTAGTATTGAAGCTAATACTCCATCTAATATGGCAGATTTGAAGACATTATGGTTTATACAATCAAGAACTAATGCTGGTGCAGTATCTACAGTTGAAACAGTAAAAACAATTTCCTTCGCTAAAGTAACTAGGCCAGAAGTTGGTGATGTTAATTCTCAATATTTGCAATTAACTCTTTATGGTAGAAAAGACTTTTTAGATGATCTCTTTATTGAGTATGATGATAATGTTGGAACTAGGAGGAGATTGTTATACAATTCACTTGCTAATGCTCAGCAAGAGATTGATGAAGTAGGTCATATTGTTGATTATAATCAAACTATTACACCTCTTATTGGTGTAATGAAACCAAAGGATTTTAGTGCTGTTAAGAGAGCCGATGGTTTTAATCAAGATACAGACATTATTTACTCTAAAGGAAGACTTGCTGACGGAAGTCAATTATATAATGGAATTTTCTCTTTATCCTATTTCAACCCAGTATTCTTTACTAAACTATTAGTAGATTCTGATATTTCTTCTGATTTTACTTCAGGTAAGTATATTACTGGATCATCTAGTGGTGCATATGGAGTAATCGAAGGTGATTCTAATGGTTATCTTTCTTCTGGCAAGAGTCTTTTTGTAAAGACATTATCTGGTACTTTTGAGTCTGGAGAAACAATTTATAGTGAAGATGGTGGAATTCTACGTATTGCACAAGAAAATACGATTTCACATTTTGTTGTTTCCAGACAAGGAACAGGGTACACAGTAGATGCAAAAATGTTTGTCAATGGCATTTCTTTTGAACCAACTGATATCTTTATTGGTATTAATGGTGGAACTGTATACAAAGCAGAAATTAAGAATCGTGATGCAGTTAATGTAGTATATTCAAATCCACCAATTATTGATGTTAGTGGTACTAATACTATCCCTGTAAATATCATTCCGGTGTTGTTTAAGAATACAGTAACTACATATTCAGCACAGAATGTTAAGTCTATGTATTCCACTTTCGGATCATCTAATATTTTCACTGCTGATGTGGAAATGACTAATACAGATTATGCGTCTACTATTGCTGTAACTGAATATACATTCTCCGGCACTAAAGGATATAGGTATATTGAATGTAATGGTTTTGGTATTAATATACCAGATCTTATTCAGGGTGATATTATTCAGTTCAACGACACGACTGGTCGTGTTAATAAGTTTGTAGTTGAGCATGTAACTAATGCCGAAGGTACTAATAAGTCAAGAATTTATTTCAATGGAGCATTACCAGATAGCATAACAGCAGAATCTGTTGTTAAAATGCGTCCTATTGTAAAGGATACTGCTAGTTCGACACTGTTATACCCAACAGGAAGTAAAGAAGTTAGTAGTTTGATTAAAAATTCTGCAGATACTAGAATTAAGTATTATATTAGAAGGGATTTTATTACTAGTGGTACTGATACTGGAGGAAATATTACTTTTGTTGCTCAACTTGGTTTTGGTACACAAAGATTTGCAGAGTATAACGAGAAGGATTTCTTAATTACTGTTCTTGATAAGGGTAATTCCAATACTGTAAGTACAGGAGATATTATTTACGTTTCTCCTGATTTTGTAGAAACGAAAAATTTTGCTGACGAAACTTCTGGTTTATCTTCAGGAAGTATTACATTAACATTCCCATCTAATTATTTTGGTACAAATGTTACTAGTTTCCCCAAATTAAAGTTAACTGCTACGATTGAAGTAAGTAAAGCAAGGCCAAAAGTAAAAAATGTTGTTAAGAATAAGAGAATTGTTATTACTGCTGGTGGTGATAAAGTTGTTCCTTTACGTGGTATTAATTATGATAATGATAGTACAGAGTCATACACATATTCTGATGCATTTAAGATTAAGTATGTTTATGAAGGAACTAGTCAAACATCACCAACTGTAGATGTAAATGGTAATTTAATTGTTGGATCAGATATAACTCATAAGTTTACATTTGATGATGGTCAGAGAGATACTTTTTATGATGTTTCTCGACTTGTATTAAAACCAGGATTCACTGCACCGAGTGGTATTCTTGTAGTTGCTTTTGATTACTTTGAACATTCACAAGGAGATTTCTGCACCATTGATTCTTATGTACATGAAGATGGTGTTGTTGCTGATGAAGTTCCCAACTTCAATTCAAATGTTCATGGTATAGTCAGCTTGAGGAATGTTTTAGATTTCCGTCCTAAAGTAGATTATAATTCAGTTATTACTGGTTTTCAAGATATTTCTTTATTATCTCAAGCAGAATATATCAATTTCACTGGACCAGGTGGTGCTGTTTCTAGTACACCAGCTTCAAGTAAAATACTTCCATATACAGTATCGTTTAGTGAATCTCAGTATTTGGATAGAATTGATGGTGTCTTCTTAAATCAGAAAGGAGAATTTCTTATTAAGACAGGCAATTCTTCACTAAACCCATCTAAACCAGAAATCATTGAAGATGGTATTCCTTTGTATTATATGTACATTCCTGCTTTCACACAAACAGGTAAGGATGTAAGGATTTTACCAGTTGATAATAAGCGTTACACGATGAAAGACATCGGTAAGCTTGAGAAAAGAATTGAAAGATTAGAGTATTATACTACTTTAAGTATCCTAGAACAGCAAGCATTGAATATGCAGGTTAAGGATTCTTTGGGTCTCGATAGAATCAAGAGTGGTTTTATTGTTGATAACTTTGAATCTCATAATATAGGGAATTTAAGTTCTCTTGATTATAAGTGTTCTATTGATTCGCAACAATCTGTATTGCGTCCACAAGTAAAAGAGGATAGTTTTAAATTAAAAGAGCTTTATACTAAAGACTATCAAAGAAGTATTGGTGGGTATGTAAATAACAATGATGTTATTACATTACCTTATAGTGATATTGTATATGCGTCAAACACATTTGCCACTAAAACAATCAATCCAAACCCATTTGTTGTTATTCAGTATGTTGGGGATGCATCATTAGAACCAAATATTGATCAATGGTATGATACTACTGTGGCTCCGCTTGTAACAGATAATAATACAGGTTTATATTCTATATTCCTATCTAGGGATGTAAAGGAAAGTTTCTCTAGTATTTACAATTCGTTTGTAATTAACTGGGTTGGTGTTAATAAAACTTTCTATAATATCAATTCTCTTGCTGTAAATAATACATCTAGTGCTGCAGCATCTGTTGGTAATGCATCTGTTGGAAGTTCTTCTAATGTAAGTCCACAAAACAATGAGATTGCGAAGGGTGTTGGATATAAAACTATTAATGGCACGAGTGTTAGTGATGCCTTGAGATTTTTTGCTAGGTCTATTCCAGTTAAATTTTCCCTTAAGAGATTAAAGCCAAAGACACAAGTTCATGTGTTTATGGAGAATAGGGATGTTAGTAGATGGGTCAATCCTGATTCTAGGTTTACTGGTGTTTCTGGCAATTCTTTAACTACATTCAATAATGACATCATTACTGATGAATATGGTAATGCTAGTGGTATTATTTTAGTACCTGCAGGATATGCTCCAAAGCAGAACATATCATGGACAGGAGATCTTAATACATTGCAGTATGATGATACTTCAGAAGAAGTTCGTTTTGCTACTGGTATAAAGACTATTCGTTTTACATCTAGTGCAACAGATTCAAATAAGGATGCTGTAGATACATATGCTGAAGTTAAGTTCTATGCAACTGGTGTTCTTCCAGAGAATCCTGCTTCTATTATTTCAACTGTACCAGCATTCTTTAAAGCAAATGAGGGTGTTCAATTAATTGATAGTAATACTGAGAATACTGCTAGACCCAATCCACTTGCACAAACATTTAAAGTAGAGAACTTTGATGGTGGTATGTTTGCTACTGGTGTGGATCTATTCTTCAATAAGAAGAGTTCTTCTATTCCTATTCGGGTTTATTTAACTAATATTGACACAGAAAAACCAGGTAAATATGTTGTACCTGGATCACAAATTACATTATATCCAGATACTTTCTTGAAAGTTTATTCTTCTGGAAATATCACATTAAAGATTGGTGAATATATTACTGGTAATAGATCACTTGCTTCTGGTCCTCTTGCAAAGATTCTTGATAAGAATAATTTTGAAGTAATAGCAAATAGTAATGGTGAGGTTTCTGTTGCTAACGATCAAGTATATACTTTTGTTTTAGATAATCATAACGGAACTTCTTTCTTAACTAATGAAGATTTAACTGTTGGGTCAGTTACCACATATAATAACGCAAATAATGCAACTATTGGTCTTAAGATTCCCAAAGATTCGGGTAGTGTAACTAGTTTAAAATCTACCAATCTTGGATCTGGATATGAGGGAGCAACTATTACTATAGAGAGTCCTCAATTGCCTGGTGGTAGTAATGCAACAGGATCTGCTAAAGTATCAAATGGTCAATTATATCTAGCAGAAGTTGCTATATCTGGTAGGGGTTATACAGAAGCACCTGCTATTGTTGTTCGTGGTTCTGGTCAAGGTGCTACTGGTGCAGTAATTGAATCTGAAATTACTATTAATGAACCAGCAGTTAGAATGGGTATTGCTATTGACACAGAAACAAATGTTAGTTCAATAACACCAACTAAATTTGAGTTTGATTATCCTGTATATCTACAAAACAATACAGAATATGCTTTAAATATTGAATGTGATAGTACAGAATATGAGATGTGGGCATCACGATTGGGAGAAACCGATATTTCTTCTGGTTTAGTTGTTAACACACAACCTTTGTTAGGTTCTGTATTTAAATCACAGAATGTAGATAATTGGACAGAAGATCTATTTGAAGATATTAAGTTTGTTCTTTATAGAGCAGAATTTGATCTTACTAGATCTGCTGAATTATTGATTAAAAATCAGGACTTGGGTTATGAGAAATTAGAATTAGATCCTGTAGAGACATATGCTTTAGCAAATAGTACTGCTACTTCTGAATTGTTTAAGAATAATAGTAATATACTCAAGTTTGCTCATCGCGATAATGGGTATGAAAGTACTGGAAAATCTAAAGTTCATTTTAAAGGATTTGATGATTTCTCTGGATTTGACAGTAATGATATAGAATCTTCTTTGTTTGGGGTTTCTAATAGTGGTGTTGATACATATACTATTGTTGGTCCCAGTAAGGCATCTACTACTGGATATGGTGGTGGAAATACAATACTTGCTTCTTATAATAGGAAGTATGAAAAACTTTATGCACAGATCCCATACTTACAAACATCAGGTACAAAGATCGAAAGTTTTGTATCTACCACTAATATAGTTCCTATAGATTCTACTACAGAAAATTATGCTTCATATTCTGTATCTGATATGGAAACTACATTCTTAAATGAAGAACAGTATTTCTTAAATCAGAAGGTAATTGCTTCAGGAATTAATGAGACAATCAATAATATCGAGAATTCTCTTCTTTATAAGATTAAACTTTCTTCTGATACTTCTCATCTTTCACCATTGATTGATTTAAGAAATGCTTCGGTGAAAACTATATCTAATAGGATTGAGAATAATATAGGTAAAGAAGATCGTTATGGTAAGAAATATCAAATTCTTCAACTTTATCCAGTATATAAATTCACTGTTAGTGGTAATGTTCAAACGGGTACAGATACTGTAATTCCGATTACACTTGGTCAGAATGTCAAAGGTTTGACATCTACTGCAGAATCTGAAGTTCTGCGTGTTGATGGTAATGATATCTATGTTAAGATTAAAAATTCTTTGCGGTTTACTGTTGGTGAAGAATTATATTTCAGTACTCAATCTGTGGGTGATGGTGATTTGAATGCGATAACTGTAAATATTGCTAGTGATGGTATTTTTGAAATTCTTCCTAATTTCGTTACTGGAAATACAGTTACTGCATATAATCCTTCTTATAGAAGTGAGAAGTATGAAAATACAATTAATGGTAAGATAGTTATTTGGGATTCCAAAACCAAGACTCTTACTGTAGAAAATGATAAGCAACCTATTAATAGTAATTATATTAGTGCTATTACTTTAGGTAGTGATTATGCTAGATCCAGTATAACCAGTGGACAAATTGCTGATATTTTCCGTGTAGGAGATATTATCGATTTTCAAAATTCTGCATTAGAAACATCTAAATATGCAGAAGTCAAATCAATGTCACTCTCTGATGGTATTGATTATGTTCCTGAAACAGGTTCTGTAAATACTTCTGCTCTTGCTAAGTATGTTACTAAAGAGATTTTTATTGATAATCCTGCTACTGCAATTAATACATATATCACTTTAAATGTAAAGGATATTTCTGATGTACATGTACTTTATAAGATTAAACCTGCTGCATCACAACAGAATTTCAATGATTTAAATTGGGAGTACTTTAATGGTACTGGTGGTCCTGATGATTCAAACAAGATTGCGACAGCAGAGAATAGTATTTCTGGACAATATGAGAAACAATCTTCTTATCAAGAGTTGAGATATACTGTGAGTGACATGCAAGAGTTTTCTTCTTTTGCAATTAAAATTGTTATGAGAACACCTGATCCTGCTTATGTTCCTAAGATTCAAGATATAAGAGCTGTTGCTTCTTATTGATATGCAATATCTCAAAGTAGAAGGTCACGAGAATTATGTGAGAGATATGAATACGGGAGCAATTATTAATACTACACCAAAAGCATCTGGATCTTTTTCGGGTGAGTTCCAAAATGCCTTGAAAGAACTAAATACTTTAAAGGAAGAAATGTCCGAAATTAAGTCCCTTCTCAAACAGTTAGTCAAATGACATTAAGAAATGTAACAAAGTCTTTTAATTTAGAAGATCAACGGCAGGAAATTAATGTAATTGCTGCTGATCTGGCAACGTTTTATGATAATGACACGGACTCTGTTTCGATTACTGGTGAATTAGCAACTCCTGGATTTGTTGTTAGTGATCAGGGGAATGTTACTGGTGTAGGATCAATCAAACTAAATCAATCAAGTCTTGGTGATGCAGGTACTTCTCCAAATGTAATTATTGATCCCACTGGTAATTTCACCAGTACTGGTGAAATAAGAAGTGGAGGAAATCCACATGAAGGTACTGCAGATGGGTCACATCTGAATACTGGTAGTGGTGTATCAGCGAGTTACAGTAATGCAGCATCTTTCTTGTGGCGAGGTTACACAACAGGTAACTCAACTCCCACCAGTTCTATATCAGTAGCAGGAG